GTTTGAGTAACTGTCTCCGTTAGCATCACCAGCAGCGCCGCCACCGCCAGAACCACCGGAGCCGCCAACATTTGTAAATCGACCAGAACCGTTTCCACCACCAGCAGAAGTGATAGTTGAGAAAACGGAATTGGAGCCGAGGTTTTGCGTTGAACCGCCACCACCAACTGTGACGGTGTAAGTTGTACCACCGACAACTGCTAATCCTGTTCCGGTTCTAAATCCGCCAGCGCCACCACCGCCTTTCACACCGGCTAATGCAGCGCTTCCAAAACCACCACCTCCGCCACCAGCGACGACAAGGTATTCGACATCTGCTGGCCCTAAATACGGCGCGCTTCCCATGGATTCACGGGTCGATGTACGCGAACCAACCCTCGAGAAGACGCGAACGGCAGTCCTTGGCATGGCTCAATAAGTCGGTGCAGGAACGCGCAGGGCCATCGCGTATACGGCAGTCGCCGTTGCGATGTTGCAGCGGATCTCACCAGCGCCAAGCTCGAAGATGCCGCCGCCAGAAGCTGTCAGCGTTGTGTCGGTGCCGACATCCTGCGCGGTACCGTTCGGGCCTTTGCATTGCAGCTTGACCGTGCCGCCGCCGAAAGTCGCCTCGACGCGGAACTCACCGCGGCCACCCGGCCACATGAACCAACTTCCGGTAGCGCTAGCATTTGATGCGAGAACAATTCCTACAGCCATTACAGTCTCCGATTACGCAATGCGGTTGATGTTTGCGATGACCGATGGTGTAACCGGTCTGGTTGGTGAAGTTTGAGCAGCCGTGAAGTCGAGCGTGACAGCGACGTTTGGCGTCGACCAGATCACCTCAATGTAGTCGCTCGCAGCGAGCTGGAGCGTGAACACGATCGTGACGACAGCCGTGCCGGGAATGCCGCCACCTTGCGCTGGAACCGTTGCGTCCGTGTTTGAGTTGGTGACATTCGTGCCGTTCTTGCGAAGCCAAAAGCTCGCAATGTGCGAGGCGCTGTTGGTGTTCTTCAGCAACAAGTTGAAGTCAAACTTGTAGATGCCAGCCTTGGTCACCGTGATTCGGGTACTAGATGCAACCGAGACACCGCTCGAGTAGTCCGTCGTCCCCCAGATCACGCCGGTTGCTGTGTTCGCTGCTGCGGTTTGGTCGGTGATATCCGAGAACGCGCCGTAGTCGTTTTCCGTGATTCGAGCGATCGGGACGCTGCCGACAGTCAACGCGCCATCCTTGCGCACCGACCACTTCGACACACCGCCGACTTGCAGATCATCGAGCAGGCTTCCAGCATCAGAGGCCGTGTCCGTGACGTTGAACACGCGAGCCTTGAACGTCGTCAGGGCGTTGTTCCATGTATCCGCTAGCGCACCAATGGACTTGCCGACAATCGCCGCAGCGGTCGCCTTCTTCGTCTCTGTACTGCTAGTGTCGACGATCGGCAGAACGTCAGCGGCAGGATCGATAGATCCCTGCGCAAGTGACGTCAGCGCCGATATCTTCTTCGTCGCCATTACATGACACCACGCGCGCGCCGGGCAGCTTCATCCTTGCGCTTGGCAATCATCTGGGCAGCAGACATCTCACCCTGCTTCATGCCCTCGGCCATGCCAGCAGCCTTGCCCTTCTTCTCGCCCTTGCGCTTCATGTACTTGCCGAATGATGTCATGCCGCCCATATCAACCACCTCCAAGCAAACGAGAAACGCCAACCGAGCCGGTCTGCTGACTGGCCGGTGTCGACATGATCGTGGAGCCGCGGCCCTTGCGGCGAGCCATGCGGCGCTGTTCGATGCGCGAGAGCTGCGCCTCATCCACCGTTGGAGGCGGGGGCGTCGGCTCGATCTTCGGCATCTTCGGCTTAAAAAGACTTGACATATCGCACTCCCTTTGGGTTGCGACGACAGTCTACCCCAGCACTCGGTAGTCTGCTACAGCCGATTGCGGTGCGTGACGACGGGCTGACTCGGTGCCTCGGAATGGCTTCCTGCCCTTGGCGAGATAGCGCAGAGCGTCGGCAAAGTGCGACGTCCAATCGTGCAGCGGCTTGTCCTTAAACCGCTGGAGCTTGTCATCGTACTCGCGCCGGTACTGCCTGATGGCATCGAGCGCTCGCACCATGCGCGCTCTGGCTTCGTCTGGCGTCTCGCCCGGGAACGGCTCCGGTGCCATGTTGAACTCGGTCGCAGGCAGCATCATGCGCACCGACTGGATGCCGTCGTCGACCGAATCGCGCTCGAGGATGCGAGGCTTGAATCCATAGTTTGCCGCGACCTGCGCTCGAGATTGACCGCTGCCCCATTCCTGCTGCGCTCCGTCGTGCGGCCAGATGTGTTCTCCGTAGACGTAATCGAGCGCGAGCAGCTTCTTGACGTACCACTCGAGGCCGACACCGCTGCCCTCGAGCACGTTGATGATGCGCACCTTGTGACCGATCAGTTGGTAGAACCAGATCACCGTCGAGTCGCCGACGCCAATATCCCATGCCGTACCGACAGGCTGGCCGATGATGTGCGGATACTCTGCGATGCGGCCATTCAGCTCTGCCGATCGGATCAACTCGCCGTAGTACGCGCCCGGGATGTCTGCGTCGAAGTCGCAGTAGTATTCCTGCCGAATGATCGCTTCGGCTTCCTTGTCGCCGCGTTCCATGCGCAGCTCTTTGCGCTCGCGCTTGATGGTGTCGATCGGGATCGCTTTCGTGTCCTCAACCGTCAACACCTGCCCGAACCAGTCAGCGTCCTGCCGTGCGTAATCGACTAGCCGAGCGAAATGGTTGCGCCCTCGAGGAGTCGAGATGAAGATCGCCCAGCCGCCGTTCTCGGCGAGGATCGGTCGCAGGAACGCCCACGCATTGGGATCGGCCATCGCGTACTCGGAGAACACGACGCCCACCGGAGGCGAACCGACGAGGCTGTTGTAGTTATCCGAGCCCACCACCTGCCATGTCGAGCCGTTCTTGAACCGGATGAACATATCCTGCTCACGGGTCGTCTCGCGCAGCTCCTCGGGGAATGCGTCGTCGATGCGACGTTTGCCGGTGTGAGGGTTGACCGCGTCCCAGATCGCTTTACGTGACTGGTTGGCCTGCGGAAGCATATGCCACACAGATCCGACGCGGGTCATCATGGAGACAGCCGCCCAATGCAGGCTGATGTCGTCCTTACCAGAGCGGCGGTGCCATGCCAGAGCGAGGCGCTTGGTGCCGCCCTCAAGCGCTCTCCATGCCGGGATCTGGTAGTGGCGCGGCAGCCAGCCGTTAGCTGGCAGGTTTATCGTTGGCATCCGTGATCCGTAGCACGTTAACCGTCAGGCCCACGTTGCCGGAATGCTCGACCTCGGCCTTGTCTCCATAGCGCTTGGGCAGGAACTTGGATGCGAACCACTTGCGCACATCCAACTCGACCCGAGCCTGCTGGGCGTCGATCACGCCAGCCCTCATATCCTCGATGACCTGCTCGGCTTTCTCGACCTGATCAGCAGCAAGAGCCTCTAATGCGCGCGCGTAGTTGTCACCAGCGCTTACACGCAAAGCCGCTGCTCTGAACGTCGCCCGATTGATTCCAACCTCTTTGCAGGCTGCGTTCTCGGACATCCCGCCTTCGACTAGCTCCAGAACCTTGCGCACCTGTTCTGCGCGATCGGTCATTACTTCTCCGTCAGGCGCTTGACGACAGAGCTGCGCTTGGCCTTCTTGGCAGCCGATCGTGCGGTTGATAGTGCGATTGCCACCGCTTGCTTCTGCGGGCGGCCGGCTTTCACTTCTGCCGAGATGTTCTTGCTGATCGTGGCTTGGCTATATCCTTGCTTCAGAGGCATGGTTTATTTCCCCTTGTTGCGTTCGCTTATCGCTTTGGCTTTCGCTTTCGCGTCTTCTTTGCTGCTGGCTCCCCATGCTCGGAGGGCGAGGGCGAGTCTGGTTGGCTTACCGTCTTTCTCCATCGGGCCCGGAGCGTTGCCCATGCGCGCGAGAAAGCTTGCTCGACGCGGATTATCGCCAGACTTAACCGGAGCTTTAAGCTTTCCACCAGTCTCTCGAGCATAGCTTGCCCTTCCTTTCTCGTTGAGGCCGCCCTTCGCATTCTGGCCTTCTTTCCGTTGCCAAGCTGGCGTCTTCATGGGATCAGCCGCACATCGTTGGCCGGGCGATCCCGATCTTCGTAGAACGGAATGCGTTCACGGGTTGCGCCACCGAGCGCAGGGCGAGCCACCGCTTGTGCGCCTGCCAGTCTGGTTGCACGGGCAGCGAGTGGACGGAATGCAGCCGCACCCATCCGGATCTCACCAGCGATACCGCGCCGTACTGGCGGCAACTCATCGGTGCCGTTATCGCCGAGGCGGTTTGCCAGCACTTCCGAATCCCTTCATCAGGAAATCGCGGGCCTCGGCAGCAGACTTGAACTTGAGTTTCAGCTCGAGTTCGCCAGCCTCCTCGCCGCCTTCCTCTTCGCCCTCGTAGCCTTCCTCGTCCATCATCTCGAGGTGCTTGGCGAGCATCATTGCGCCTTTGCCTTTCATTTCTTCAACGCCGTTTTAGCAGATTCACGAAACGCCTTTGCAGTCGGTGCGCCTTTGGTTCCAACCTTACGCATCTTTTCGCCGCTTCCGGCCTTGATGCGCTCGCGCTTGGCATGAATGTTTGCGTAGAGTCCGGGCTTCATACCAGAATTCTATGCCGCGGGAGGCAGATCGTCTACCGGCTTTTGCTTGACCTTGGCACCCCGGGCGAATTGGATAATCTTGGCTGACTCTTTGGGTATCGGCGCAGGGTTGCACTCGCAGCACCTGATCCAGTCGCCTAGTCCATCCGCTATCCAGCCTGCCGCGTTGCAATTTGGGCAGGGGGCCAGTCTGATTCCATCCGTCACGAATCCAGTCTCCGTTCGTACT